TAGTTCTTTACAAGTTGTTAGGATAGATGCTATGTGAGTGGTACTTGGTCCACGAATTTCTAATGTACGACTTGATTGATCATCTAATAAAATTACAGGTGTAGTAGTTCCAACTGTCAAAGGTTTTGTTGGAGATGCATCACCGATACCAACTAATCCAGTAGCAGTTATACGAACTTTTTCTGTCCCTTTGGGACTAAAAACAATGTGACCATTTGCAGAGTTGGCACTCTGAATACTAACAGCAGGAACACCTGTATTTGAGGAACCAAGAAGAATTCCAGGTATACCAGCTATTGGAATACCACCTGTAACAGCATCAGTTACATGTGGATTGCCAGCACCATCTGTTCTACCAACTTGTAAAGAACTATAGTTTCCAGGAGTTGTTCCTTGTTTTAATCTAAGAGTAATACTTTCGTTGCCATTACCATGAACATGTAATTTTGTTCCTGGAACATCAGTTCCGATACCAACATATCCATTAGATCTTATACGAACTTTCTCATCATCACTAACATCGAGTTCAGTTCCATCTGCTTGGTTTCTTGTCAGAAAGACAAGATCGGATCCATTATTATCATTGGTAGCTATAGCAGTTATAGCTGCTCTTGCTCTTCCCAAAGCACCAGGATTACCCGTCCAACTTATACCGGGATAAACATTACCTGTTGATGCGGTTGCAAATGATTGGAATATTAATCCTTCATCTGCCACATTTTGCGTTGATGTTCTATAATCACCAGCAATATGTACTGTTTTAGAACTTTGAGTAAGTGATGTGTTGAATCCTACTGAACCACCAGAAGTTATACGAAATCTTTCTACACCATTAGCACCACCATCATTACAAATAACAAAGTCTGCTTGATTAACTGTTCCTGGATATACAAAACCTATTGCATTATCTCCACTAGCAGTTCTAAACACTAATGAAGCAAAAGAATTTGTGGTAGTTGATTCATTATGAAGTCTTGCTGCTCCATTAAGAACAAAATTACCTGGTGTATAAGTTGTATTATCTGAAATTTTTACATCTAATTGGTGTGCTGGTGCTGTCTGGTTGATACCAACTTTACCATCACTTTTAACTATAAATGGTGAATTTCCATGAATATAAAAATATGTACCAGACGGAGTAGCGGAATCACTATAGTCTTGATTGATTGAAAAAGGATAATAATGTACTCCAACTCTGCCACCATCTTGAACCCAAAAGTTGGTGTTTCCAGAACTGTCTGTTCCTCTAAATGTTAGTCCGGTACTACCACCAATTCCTTTTACTTCAAGTTTAGCATTAGGATTAGCGTTATCGATACCAACTTTACCAGCAGAAGTTATACGAATTCTTTCTGTAGAATTTGTTCTGAACGAAAGAGATCTTGAACCTCTGGCATTCAATGTAAGCATATCAACATTGGACCCAGAACCAGTTAATCCCGCTTCAGAACCAATATCTGCGAATGCAGTACTATTGGTTTCAAAGACCATGTAAGGTCCAAGTGTAGGAGCAGCAAGAGTTAATGCCCGAGCACCAGAAGTAGTGACAATTTGTAGTTTAGTATTTGGATTATCAGTTCCGATGCCGATATTTCCAGTAGAACTTATACGAAATCTTTCTGTTAGTGAAACTACCGAATCAGTGGTAACTGTTTGACTTGATGAGTTAGATAAAAATTTCCATCCATCACCATCATGTCTTACAGCACTGTGTTTAGTTGAGTAAGTATCTTGTGATGACAAATATTCATTAACCGCAGTTGGACTTACCTTTACACCCCATCCTGTCACAAGACTAGCAGAGGAGTAAGCAATTCCCATAGTAAAATTAGATTCATCTGTTAGATACTCATCTCCTAACAAAGAAAATCCATTAGCACTTATACTATCTAATTTCAATGCAGGATGAAGTTTATCGGCACTTTTAACTAGTAATTGGGCATCAGAATTAGCAGTTGAATTAATTAAAACTTTTCCACCAGAAGTTATACGAACTTTTGATGCTGTTCCACCAGTCGCAAAATCAATATGTCCACTTCCATCAGCAAGGAGATTAATTCCGCTATTATATGAGTAAATATATGCTTCTCCAGCGGATGCAGCACCTAAGTCTGTTGCTCTTACACCGAAATATGCTCCACTATTTGATGCATTATTTCTATAATGCGTTGCTGCATTCGTTGTAGTTGTTCTAATTTCAAGAGCAGTGGTTGGATTTACAGTTCCGATGCCAACCAGACCACTATTTGTTATACGAAGTCTTTCTGAACCAGCAGTTTCCGCAGTAATTGTATCAGGACCAAGAAAACGAATAGAAGTATCAGTGTCACCAGTATGAACAATCTTATCTGCTACTGATACATCACCACCAGTAACGTTTATACCACTTCGGGCAGTGATAAGACCAACTGAATCAATATTAGTTACATCTTCGTACGTTAACGTCCCTCCAACAGTAACATTCCCGGTGAAAGTAGCAGCGGCACCGGTAATATTACGTATGTTTAGATCCGTTCCAGTTGCGATACCACTGGTGGTAATCTGGCTTAGGTTAGTTAACGCCATTTATATTATCAGATTTTTAGTTATTTAGCGTTCGCAGTCTGGAATGGTGATTCTGCCCAAGCAGCAAAAATATAAGTAGATGCATTGTTATAACTTGCATTAGTATTTCTAATTTTAAATCCATTACTTAAAAAATCAACACTTAAAGTTGAGGCATCTAATTCAGCACCACTGCTATTTGGGAGTAATGCTAGGGTAGATGGATTTGTAGATGTTCTTGAAGAGTCATGAATTACCCAAGAAGCAGTCCCATCTGCCCATTTTATAATGACGACTGCCGGTTTAAATCCACAATATACAAAAGGTCCATCAGCAGCTGCATTACCCTCATAACTTCCAAACTTACTGAAACCTTCTATTTCTGTCCAACAATATGCAATATGATTCTGATTAACTTCATTAATTCCAGCCCAATTAGTTATTCCAAAAGTTGTATCATTAACATTTCTATAATTATTAGAATTTCCTACATTATCGAGATTTAAGTAAACAACATCGGTTGCAGAATTTCCCGAGTTGGAACCATCTTTATGATACACTGGCCATGAAGCATTAGATGCTCTATTTTTTGAGATGATAAATGATGGTGCTTTATTGAGACCGTGACCAACTGTTGCTAGATTTATTCCATTACCAGTATAATTTACAATACTGAATCCAGCATCCTGGTTCACAGAGACTTGAGCATTTAGTGTACCATCTGTGTTTGGTACTGCGGGACCACCTGCTTTCCAACACCAGGCAACATAATTATTTCCAGACCCATTTAAACCACCAGAAGTTCCTAACGAAAATCCATTGGAATCAAAAGATTGTAACCATGTAGATGATGATACTTCAGCAATGGTATCGGCGGAATCTAATGCAGCATGAGGTCCTCTAATTGAATCAAATAGATAATGTCGAACAGCAGCACCATCTCTCCTTTTTACCCAAACAAGATTAGGAGCAAATCCAACACCAGGAACACTTCTACCACCATTACCATCACCAGTCCAAAGCACCGTCTTAAAGTGCTTACCAGGATCAACAATCGCAGGAGTTGGTAAGTTGTCCTCACATAATGCTAGGAAACCAGTTGGAGGTTGATACTTAAACAGTCCCTTACCATTACCGTCTGTGTAGGTTCCCGCTGTTATTTGTCCAGAGAAGGATGGGTTTTGACCGAAGTTTAAATGAGTAACCTGTGCTCCAGTTCCATTATCATAAGCAATAAATGGACCTTGTGTTTCTGTATTTGTATAGTTTACATTGGAATTAGAATTTCCTGCAGGATCTCCACTTCCAAGCCATGTTCCATTTTTAGCAAACCATAACCTTTTGTTATCAGCATCCCATGCAACACCAATAGTATCGCCAGCAACATAAGCATAAGAAGAGCTTCCACTGTTGCCTGAAGAGTCATTATAAATATCGCCATTAGATCTATATGCAGTTCTATTCTGATGATTAGAAGATGGTCTTATGAGTGGATTGATACCAATCAAAGTTCCAGCAGTATTTGGAGTTCCTACATCTTCAATATGTGCTTCATAATACCACTTACCCGTATTAGAACCCATTGTTGCATATATCTGAGCACCATTTGCAGCAGGTTCTGATGTGGTTAAATTTCCATTTGCAAATGTTCCATTATTATGATTTAATGGATTCATCGTGCAGAAGTTATTTTTGCAAGTATCAGAAACCTGTCTCCAACTCTCAATACCTACTGGTGTATAAGGTTTGGTAACATCAAAACCACCCTTGTATTTTGCTACACCTTTGTAAACACGGACATCTTGTATATAACCATTTGATTGAAAACTACTATTACTTTGACCACCAATAGTAAGTGCATACTGAGCACTTGATGCTGGTGTTCCAGCAATAGCATAATTTCTAGTATCTGCTCTGGTATTTTCAGCAACACCATTCAGATATAAAGTAAGTTGCCCATTATACCTTTCGGCAACGACATGATGCCATTGATTTAATTCCCAAGTTGTCGTCCCTATTGTCTCAAAAGCTGAAGTACCATCATGAGTGTATATTGTGAATACTCTTGTAGTATTTCTTTTTGACGATAAAGTAATACCATTGTGCCACGTACCATTAGTAGCGTGCTTCATTAATATACCCCAGGTGCTTGGTTCTTTTGTTGCATAGAACCAACACTCAAAGGTGAAATCATCAGTCCCATATGCATTTGAACCTGATCCATCAACATTGTAATATAAAGGATCACCTGTATTTGTGGTATTGATCGCAGATCCATAATGAGATGGAATATTATATCCCACGCCAATAGGTCCACTTACTGTTGGTGTCCTATTAGTTCCACTACCTTTGATATCAGCAGAATAATCTTTTGGTGCGTCTTCTTGTTTGACTACAAAATTGTCAAAATAAGATCTGTTAGCTAGTTGCGATTCTATTCTAATTCTAACACTTGTAGAACCAGCAGTGAACGATACATTATAATGAATGTAACCCACATTATTATTATCATCAATAGTTACTACATTAGTACCATCGATGTCAATGACCATTGCATTTGCTGTATCGGAGCAAGCATCAAATGATAATGTGTATCTTTTCCCAGACACACAAGTTATATATTGATAAAATGTTCTAAGGTTATTATCAACAGCATAATACATTACCTTACCACTTGTATCTTCACCAACAGAATTGTATGTATATGTATATTGTGATGGATTTCCATTAGTCCAACCAGAAAAATCACTATCAAATGACCCATTAGTAATCAGATTACTACCAGTCGCAGTAGAAATACCAGGAACAGCAAGAACAATAGAACCAGTCAGTTCATTTCTGGTTGCAGAGGCATTACCATTCGCAGTGATTGATCCAGGTGTGACTGTTGATGCAGTTGCAGAAGTTGATGAATTACAGCACAAAAGTTTTGTGTTGGTTATTGCTGTAAGTGGTTCTGTTGGTGGTGTAAAGTTTGATGTATAAACTGGAGAACCTTTGACAAGACGAGCATTAGAAATTAGTCCATCAAAGTTCCATGAAGTACCTGTAGAAACTCCATCACTACCAAGACGGAAAACAGTATTGGTATTAGCAACAGTGTGAGAGAAACTGGTATTTTCAGCAACTTTATTACCATCAACATATATTCTGAAATTATTTCCATTTCTTACTGCTGCTATATGATACCACCTACCTGTTTTGATTACACCTGCAGGACCTTGTGCCCCTAAATTGCTAGGGTTGTAAGCAGATCCATTTCCACTATAAAAATCTAATGCTCCATCACTTCTAAGATCAAACTCATATCCAGCATACGGTGCTGGACTGCCTGATGATTGATTGTTTCCAAAAATACCTGCATCTTTTAATTTCTTTACAAAAATAAAAGCTTCCATACAGAAGTTACTTGATCCTATTTCAAAATCATTAGAGTTTGCAAACTCTAATGTATCTCCATTACCATCAAAGATAACAGCGCCATCAAAACCAAGTGTTCCAGTCTCTTGTCTTAACTCACTAACATAAGCATCAGAAGTTGTAGGAGCACCATTGCGTGGTTGTGGTAAGTCTTCTCCTTTCAGTTTGATAATACTGTTAGGAGTGCAATGGAAGTCGGCACCAAAGTTGGAACTATCATTCATAGGAAGATAGAAACCATTGACGCCAAATCCACCTTTTCTTTCAATCTCAGTTTTAATCTTTCTTGGTGAATGTGGAGACCACTGACCAGGACGGAAATCAGTTGCTTGAGTAGAACCAACAGAAACATATCCGTCACCGTCCTTATTAAAACCAAATACATCTGGTGTAAGTGCTTGACCGTCTACAAAGAAAAGATCAAACATTTCACTTTCGGTAGCAAAAGGATTTGCTCCGTCATATAATCTTCCAACACCATGCATTGTTAGACTATTAACCCAAGTATTGTCATTTTGAACGGTATTGTGTGTTTGAAATTCTGTTAAGTTTACGCCGTCAACATACATTCTCACTCTATCTTGACTATTTTCTTTAGTAGTATCTACAGAAACTACAACGTTAAACCAAGAAGATGCGTCTCTTCTTGCTTCTATAGTTTGCACTTGAAGCGGAACAGACCCTGAAACAACATTTAATAAACCAACGCCTCTAGTTGCATTTAAATGTATACCTCCCCAGTTATTTGCTTGACTTCCTGCAGAAAAAATAAAACTATCACTAGAAATTTGATTTCTTTTTACCCATCCACTCCAAGTAAATACTTTACGATTACCAGTGCTTGTAGGAGTTCTCTTTAAATATTCGTTTGCCATTATTGCTTACCTCAACCTAAGATTGTAGAACCAGTTGGAAAATAATCCGTGATTATCTCTACCCATTCCGTACCATTATAAAACTCTAAGGCATTATTGGTACTATTCTTTCTTATGTAGGCGTCGGTGCCAGACGGTCTCTGAGCAGTTGTACCCGTTGGAAGTGCAACAGCATCAGTGTTATTTGATAAGTCAAGTGATACTGTTGGAGTAGTGGTATTAATACCAACCCGACCAGTATTTGTTATACGAATTCTTTCTGAAGAGTTTGTATATAATCTCAGATTACCATTAGATCTGTTATTGAGATATGCATCAGATCCATAGTTACCAACAATAAAAACATTTGAGGTACTATCATTTGTTCTCATGTAAACAGCAGCACCACTAGGTCCGTTTACGTCTAATACTCTAGAAAAATTGTTATGGTCATTTGGAATGCAATCGATACCTACATCACCATTAGAAGTTATACGAAGTTTTTCTGTTGCTGCAGCACCACCAGAATTTGTATAAAAAGATAAATGGGTATTACCACCATTTGAATATGGTCCAATAGATGCCTGACCACTATCCTGTTCATAATATAACTGTAAGGAATTTAAATCTCCAGTTGTATCAAATGCTGTATTTGTTCCTCGTATGGATATTTGCCCACCTGAATTGATACGAAGTCTTTCATCACCGTTTGTTGTGAAAAACATCATAGAATTAGTGCCATGATTATATGCAATCTTACCAGCATATCTTGCAGCACCACTATCAGCATCTGAGAATGCAATGACACCCTCATTTGATGATTGTGTGCGAATTGTTATTCCCTTATCACCAGATCCCGAACCATCACCAATAACAAGGTTATTATAATATTGATTATGCGGAGCAGAGTTATTAAGTCCTAAGTAACCATTTGAATCAAGACGAAGTTGTTCTGTATTATTTGTTCTGAATATGAGTGGGGTGTTTTCTTTGTTTACAAGATATGCGGTGTTTGCATCATTACCAATAACTAATCCATCATTAACTGTATTTCCAGATGTGTCATTAAATATTTGAATAAATGATGACGCTCCACCATCAATTTGCAGGGCATATCCAGTGCTGCTGGTATGGGGAACCATACCGATACCAATTCTACCATCAGAAGTTATACGAAGTCTTTCTACATCATTAGTTTTAAACCTCATATCAGTATTGCGTTGATTCACAATACTAAATGTGCCATCCTGTCCAAAATAACCTGTTGAATTATTACTTCCATCAGTAAATCGTATAAAGGCACTGGACGCTGTGCCTTGTATTCTTAATCCTTCCCCACCACTTGTTTTTGTATGTAAAATGGAAAGTGGAGTGCAATTGATACCAACCAAACCAGCAGAAGTTATACGAAGTCTTTCTTCTCCACCATCGGCATTTGTTGCATCACCGTGAGTTCTTGTGAAAAATGCAAGGTCGGCACCTGATGTTCCTGCATTTTGTAATGCAACTATTTTTGCATTTTTATTATCGTTACTTGGATATGTAAACATCAACGACCCAATTTCGTCACCGTTGCTTACAGCACTTGTTCCTTCAGTTAATCTTAATTCTCCTCTTCCAGTAATAACACCATCTGATGCGATACGAAGTCTTTCTGCATTACTTGCACCACGGAAAATTAATCCACCAGAACTCCAATCTAAGTATCCATCAGTTCCGTTGTGATTTATCTGAGTGTATTTCTGAGAAGTGCTATGCTTACTTCTGATGATTGGTGATGTACCATGAACCTCAAATTGTGATTGAGGAGTGGCAGACCCGATACCAACACCACTTGTTGTTATACGAAGTCTCTCTACACTGTTTACGCCAAGAGAGAGGACATCTCCACCGCCCTCAACGAAATTTATACTAGTTGAACTGCTATCTTTAATAGCAAGATATGCTCCAGCATCAGTGCTTTCAAAACGAGCAACTTCATTTGTTCCAGCAGAATTAAAAGTATATTTTGCTGCTGAAGCAGTTCCTGTGCCAAATGAAAATTTACCGCTCGCATGTATACGAAGTCTTTCTGCATCTGATGTATAGAATGTTATTGGTCTATATGCACCACTCGCACCACTGTAATAAGAACTTCTTATTCTTGCTTCGTTATTAGTTAAATTAATTCCAATAAATTCTTTACTGGAATTCTTACTTGCTATTTCACCACCTACATCTACAGGAAACTCTGAAAGTCCTGTTGCATTTTTTATGCCAACATTACCACCATCTCTAACACTAAAGACTTCGGTAGAACCATCATAAAGATTAAAAATATCTCCTGTACCACTCTGGGTGATCGCTACACCAACAGTATTATTATTAGCACCTACTTCTAACTTATCTACTTCTGTTACAACTGTATCCAGTGTGGTTGTTGTTCCATCAACCGTTAAATCGCCTAGAACATGTACACTATCGAACTGACCCTCTCCTACTACATGCAGGGGCTTCTGAGGGGTTGCAGTTGCTATACCTACCCTGTTATTTGCGTCATCAAGGTAGAAATAGTTGTCATAATTAAATGGTTTTGCAAGTTGAGTACCATTAACACTTCCATTTGCAGGAGTATTGACTCCCAGTGCTACTCCTAATGCAATGCAAAAAAATTGATCACCAGCAAGTGGGGCGCTTGCAAAGGTGATCTGTGCTTGATTTATTTGATATGCTGCTTCTGGTTCTTGAACGACACCAGCAAGAACTACCAGTATTGAAAATGCAGAACCGGGATAGAATGCCTTACCGCCATTAGTAAGATTAAAAGTTGTTGTTGAACCATTGAATGAGGAGGAAATATTATCTAACTTGAGATAATTTCCCCTGTCAAGTTCTCTACCAATATATGGCATTCTATTCTACCCCATGAACCTAGAATAATATTATTTATTCTCCTTCTGCGACAACCTCTGCGGGTGCTGCTTCAGCAGGTGCTTCTGCTGCTTCTTCTTCACCTTCTGCAGGAAGTTTGATACCA